GCCCCCTGTGCCACGTGGAGCACGACGGCGCCGTGCCGGAGGAGAAGCTCGCCGCGCTCCGAGCCTCCGTCGAGGCCGCCGGACCCGAGACGACGCGTCAGGAGGGGCTCGTCGCCCAGGGGGAGGAGGCGCTCGCCCGTCACGACGCTCGGCTCGCCACGCTCCGGGAGCAGCAGCGCGCGCTCCAGGAGCGGCGCAAGGCGGTGCTGGCGGCGCAGACGGCGCTCCGTGCGGCCGAGGACGCGCTCGGCCAGCTCCGGAGCCGCGCCTCCGCCCCCGCGGGGGAGTCGCGGGAGGCCGTTGAGGCGAGGTTCGCGGAGACCCGTGGGAGCCTCTCCAGGGCACGCGAGGCTCTCCGCGCCGTCGAGGCCTACCACGCGGCGGTAGCGGCCGCCCGGGCCGCCGTGGGCAAGCGGGAGCGCCTCCGCGGGGAGGCCTCCGCGTACGAGGCCATGGAGCACGCCTGCCGGCCCTCCGGCCTCCCGGCGCGGCTCCTCCTCCCGGCCCTCGGGCCGGTCCGCCTGCGCCTCGAGCGCTGGGCCCCGCTCCTCGGCGGGCTCCACGTCGCGCTCACCGACGAATGCGAGGTCGTGGTGACGCGGGACGGCCACCCGATGCGGCTCTCGGGCTCGGAGCGCTGGCGCGTGAGCGTGGCGCTCGCGGACGCGCTCGCGCAGCTCTCGGGGCTCAGATTCCTGGCGCTCGACGAGGTGTCGCTCCTCGACGCAGGCAACCGGACGGCTCTCGTCGAGATGCTCATGAGCGTCTCGAGCGACTACGACCAGGTGATCGTGCTCGCCGTCCTCGGGGAGCGGGAGCCGAGGCAGGCCCCGGAGGGCTCCGGGGCGCGGGTGTACCGCGTCTCCGGAGGGGCGGTGGAGCCGGTGGGGGAGGAGGTGGCGCCGTGAGCCGCTACGCGTGGGTCACGCTCTGCGAGGAGCAAACGGCGGAGGGGGACACCCTCCTCACCGAGGCGCTGGAGTCGTCGACGGGCGAGCACCTGGCCTATCGGATCGTCCGACTCACGGACGTTCCGGACGCGCAGGGGCCGGGCGTCCACGCCGTCTCCCGCGTCGAGGGGCTGGCGGCGCGATGACGCGGGACGAGATCCTGTGATCCGCTCGGCCGTGTCGGTCGAGCCGGGGCTCGTTTCGAGTGCTGTACACGGAGGGACTCATGGACGACACGATGACGGTCAACGGTCGTGAGTACGTCGCGGCGGACACCCTCACGGACGGGCAGCGTCCCGACGTCGAGGACGGTGGTGTCCGGATCGTGGTCCTCCAGCGGGGGTGGGTGGTCGTCGGCCACTACCACCGTGTGGGGGAGCAGGTGCGCGTCGAGCACGCCGCTGTCGTCCGCCGGTGGGGGACGCAGCGTGGGCTCGGGCAGCTCGCGTCCGAGGGCGTCCAGGCGGAGACGGTGCTCGACGACTGCCCCACCGTGCGGTGCCATGTCCTGGCGGTGCTGGCGACGATCGACTGCACGCACGCCACGTGGGCGACGCGGCGATGAGAGCCGCCGCGAGCCTCGGTGAGGACGCCCACGTCCTCCGGTTCGGGTCCGGGTACGGGGGCGGGTCCGGGTACGGGTTCGGGTTCGGGGAAGGGGACGGGTACGGGGGCGGGGACGGGTACGGGGGCGGGGACGGGGACGGGGGCGGGGACGGGGACGGGTTCGGGTTCGGGTTCGGGTTCGGGTTCGGGGAAGGGGACGGGTACGGGGGCGGGTTCGGGGCCGGGGACGGGTTCGGGTTCGGGTTCGGGGAAGGGTGGTGAGCGCGCCGTGAGCCTCTACAAGGTGCTCGACGGCCGCCGGTCGTGCCACGGAGGCGAGGCCACGTGGCGGGTCGGCCAGTGGATGCCCCGCCTGGAGGGGCCGCTCGTCCTCTGCCAGCACGGGTATCACCTGTGCCGGGACGAGCAGGTCCTCTCGTGGCTCGGCCCGACGATCTGCGAGGCCGAGATCGCAGAGGGGGCTGGGGTCCTGCAGGCGCCGGACAAGATCGTCACCCTCGGCCCGGTGCGGATCACCCGGGTCTGTGCCGGGTGGACGCCGCGCACGGCCCGGGAGTTCGCCTGCGACTGCGCGTCGCGGGCGCTCCTCCGGGAGGCGAGGGCCGGCAGGCGGCCGGACTCGCGGCGCTATACGGCAGTCCGGGTCAGTCGGAGGTATGCCCGAGGGGAAGCGACAGCCGCCGAGTTGGCCGCCGCCAGGGCCGCCGGGGACGCCGCCAGGGCCGCCGCCGGGGACGCCGCCGGGGACGCCGCCGGGGACGCCGCCGGGGACGCCGCCGGGGACGCCGCCAGGGCCGCCGCCGGGGACGCCGCCGGGGACGCCGCCGGGGACGCCGCCGGGGACGCCGCCAGGGCCGCCGCCGGGGCCGCGGAACGGGACTGGCAGTGGCGCCGGCTCAGGCGCCTCCTGGTGGCGCGGTGAGGATCCTCGCGCTCGACCTCGGGACCCACACCGGATGGGCTGCCTGCGGAGCGCACGGCTCCGGCGTCGAGTCCGGCGTCCAGACCTTCGCCCTCCTCCGTGGCGAGTCTCCCGGGATGCGCTACCTCCGCTTCCGGCGCTGGTTATCCGAGATGCTCGGACTCTGGCAGCCGACGGTTGTGGCCTACGAGCAGACGCACATGCGCGGAGGCGCCGCCACCGAGATCGCCGCGGGCTTCTCCACGCGGGTTCAAGAACTCTGTGCTGAGAGGGGACTGGAGCACGTGCCGGTGCACAGTTCCCGACTGAAGAAGCACGCGACAGGGAGGGGCGTGGCCGACAAGCCGTCGATGCAGCGGGCGGCGATCACGCGCTGGGGCCTCGGCACGGTGCCGACGGAGGACGAGGCGGACGCGCTGTGCGTGCTCGCGTGGGCGCTCGACGAGTGCGGCGACGGGAGGGAGCCGTGACTCCGAGGACGTCTTGCCGGCGCTGCGTCGCGGCGCTGGGACGCGGTGCGAAGGGAGGGCGAGATGGAGGAAGTGGCGTGAGCGCGTGACGAAGATCGAGGCCCGACTCCTGGGGCTCGAGGCGAAGGTTGCGGTCCACGAAGAGCGCATCGACGCCCTCGTCCGGTGGATGGGGGCGCGCGAGCCATCCGACGCGGAGCGGCTCGCGGAGCGGATCGCGGACCGGATGCTCAGGGGCGCCAGGAGCCTGTACCGCCACGATGTCGCAGCAGGGACAGAGACCCTTCTGTGGCGGGACGACCTGACGCGGATGATCCGCGAGGTGCTGGAGGAGGGAGGTGGCGCGTGAGCGACATCGTGTTCGTGTACGAGTTCAGTGCGGTCCGGCCGAGCGAGCCCACCGGCAGCGAGCGACGGATGTTGGTCCGCTCGGTCGGGTGCCACGGCCTCGACACCTACGAGGAGAGCCCTGACGTGGCAGGCCGTCCATGCTGGCATCTGCTGCATGATGACCACGAAGAGGCGGTATACATGGCCCTCCGGGCGGCGCTGGCGGAGCGGGACCAGGAGCGGGACTCCGCCCGCCACGACGAGGAACTGACCAAGCTAGAGGTGCTCCGGCGCGTACTGACCGAGCGGGACGCGCTGCGCAAGGCACTGAAGGAGGTCGCGGATCTCCTGGACAAGTGTTGGTGGGACCTTGCGCGAGAGAGGGCCGCCGAGGCCCGGAAGCTCCTCGGAGGTGGCGCGTGACCCCCGAGGAGATCGACGCGAGCGCAGTCCTCAGCGAGGCCGCCGCACTGGAGACCGAACTCGCCAAGCTCGACGAGCGCATGGCCGGGCTCAAGGAGCAGGCCAAGGACGTGCGGAAGGAGCAGGCGCGCGTCACCGTCCTGCTCCGCCAGCTCGTCCGTGACGCCGCCACCGGGCAGGGGAGACTCTTCGAGCGCGCGTGAGCGCCCCCTTCCTCCTCGTCGTCCCCCGCACCGAGGACCAGGAGGCCCTCGCCTCCGTCGGCCTCCAGGCCACCGTCCCCCCCGTCGTCGCCTCCGGCTGCCGGGTCACCCTCCTCGGGGGGCCGGACGACGGCCCCTGGGCCGACGCCCTCGCCGGCGTGCTCTCCAGCGCCGCCGAGCGCTCCGTCGTCCTCCTCCCGGCGCCCGTCCCGGCGTGGCTCGCCGGACAGGACCGCCCCGTGGAGCGACTCCGGGAAGTCGTCGCCGCGGCCTCCCCGTGGGCCGCCAGCGCGTCCTCCCCTCCTCCCGTGGCCGAGGAGCCTCCCGGGGAGCCCGAGGCGCCGGGAGAGGCCGTAGCGCCTCAGGAGGCCCCTCCCGGCGGCAACGGCAAGGCCGTCCCGGAGCCCGAGCCCCTCCTCGACCCCGAGCAGGCCGTACTCTCCTCCTGCCTCCGGTCCGAGCAGGCCGTCCGGGACGTCCTCGACGTCCTCACCACCGAGATGTTCGCCTCAACCGGCCACGCCCTCGTCTACCGCGCGATCCTCGACGTCCTCGAGGACACCGGCACATCCGACCCCGTCCTCGTCGGACGCCGCCTCGCCGAGCGAGGCGACCTCCAGCGCGTCCCCGACCTCCCCGCGCTCGTCGCCTACGCCCCGAGCCCCGTCAACGCCCGCCTCTACGCCGAGGCCGTCGTCCGCGCCTGGCGCAGGCGGCAGACGAGAGCCGTCGGCCTCGAGCTCGTCCACGCCGTCGAGACCGACCCCGGCCACGCCGACGACTGGGCCGAGGACGCCGTCACCCGTCTCGTCTCACTCGGCGACTCGTCAGGCACGCGTACGTCCCTCTGGAGGAGCTTCACCGTCATGGCCGACGCATCCGAACGCGACCCCCGCGAGTGGCTCGTCCCCGGCGTCGTCCCCTTCGCGTCCCTCGTCCTCCTCATCGGGACCGCGAAAAAGGCGGGGAAGTCCACCTTCGCCTGGGGACTCCTCGCCGCCGCCCACCACGGCTCCATGTTCCTCGGCCACTGTGTCCCGAAGACACGCGCCCTGGTCCTCGCCGAGGACGGAGACCACGACCTCGCGGACCGTCTCGCGCGCTTTCGCCTCGACGGCGCCGTCCCCTGCATCGTCCCCAGGAGTGCCCTCAGGGGCCCTCCGGACCTCGCCGCGCTCACGCGCGAGGCCGTCCGACGCGCCAAGGAGCAGAGCGCCAGGATCCTCCTCGTGGACACCTTCGGCTTCTGGGCCGACCTCGAGGCCCAGGAGGAGAACGACGCCGCCTGCGTCGTCCAGAAGCTCCGCCCCCTCCAGGCCGCCGCCGACGCCGGCCTCGCCGTCGTCCTCGTCCACCACCCCTCCAAGCGCACCGACGTCGAGGGCGGCATGCTCGCCCGAGGTTCCTCCGCCTTCGCCGGCACCGTCGAGGCCACCCTCGAGCTCCGTCGCCAGCCCGACTCCCCGGAGAACCGCCGCCTCGTCCACATGGAATCTCGCTTCGCCGGCGTCAAGGACTTCCTCGTCGAACTGGTCGACCGCGACGCCTACCACGAGCCCGACCGCTTCGACCTCGTCGGCGACGCCGGCGTCGTCGAGCGTAAGGACGTCGAGGAGGCCGTCCTCGCCTGGCTCGACGCCAACCCAGGACCCCATCGCCGAGACGAGATCGCCGACGGCGTGGGCAAGCGCACCCGCGACGTCCGCAACCTCGTGCCCCGTCTCGTCACCCAAGCGAAGGTCGTCCGGACGGGGCTCGGCGTCGCCGGTAACCCCTACCTCTACCACACATCCGAGTCACAGGGGGGTCCCGGGGGGTCCGGAGGGGGGTCCGGACGGGGCGAGGCTGACGGGGGGTCCGGACCCCCCCTTACGGGAGGAGTCCGCCGGACCCCCCTGAAAAGCCTCGCCGGGCAGTTTCAGGGTCCCGGCGACGGGACCACCCAGCCGGCAGGGACCCCCCAACGGCTCTGCCGTCGCTGCACCCGCGTGCTCCCCGACGACTCGCTCGCCTACCTCTGCGCCCCCTGCGCATTGACCGCGCCCGAGAAGGAGACCCCGTGAGAGACCTCCCGCGTCCCCTCCCCTGGCGCGTCGCCCTCCCCGGCCGCCACGTCTGCTCCCTCGTCGCCGCCGCCGACGCATGGCTCCGGGGACAGGTCGCCCTCGACCCCGAGACGCAGCTCGAGCCCGCAGACGTCCGCGAGGCCCTCGAGGCGACCGAGGACCGGCTCGCCCGAGCGGCCGACCGCCTCGTGGGACGGGAGCCCCAGCGGTGGTGACGCGGGCCCCCTGCGTCGCCTGCGGCTCCCCCATGGAGGGCGAGCACGCCAGGGCCAAGCGGTGCCAACGGTGTCGACAGGGGACCCCCTACCCGCAATGGCGGAGGAAGCGAGGCGAGGTCGTGGCCTGTGTCGTCGCGACACCCGCACCGTCCCCCGGCCTCCTCGCCCGGGTCGAGCGCCTGGAGCAGGTCGTCCGGGCCCTCGCCGGCGCCTCCGGGGACCCCTCCCTCCACGGCCTCGCCACGTGGGTCCGCTCGCTCCAGGCGACCGTGGACGGCCATGCGCGACTCCTCACCGGGCAGGACCGTTGCGGGACGGAGACGGCGTGACTTCACCAGGCTTCAAGCATGTCCCGGCCGCCCTCCGGAGGGAGCGTCGGGCCCTCGTCGAGCGGCTCGTCCTGAGAGGAATGGGCGTCGTCAGTGTGGCCCGAGAAGTCCGCAAGACCTTCGACGTCTCGGCTCGTACGGTCTACTCGGACGTCGCCCGGATCTACCGGCTCTGGCAGGTGGAGGACTCGCGGCACAGCGAGCGGGCCCGGGCGCGAGTCCGACGCAATCTAGAGCGCCTCGCGCGTCAAGCCGAGGCCGCAGGCAAGCGCGGCGAGGCCATCCAAGCCCTCGGCCTCCTCGCCAGAGTCAACGGCATGATCGCCCCCCCCTCGGTGTCCGTGTCGGTCCAGGCCCTCGTGGTGATGGACGACTCGGCTGCGGAGCTGCTGCGTGAAAACCCGGACATCGCCGAAGCGCTCGAGAGAGCTCACGCGGAGCGAGCCGCTCGCGCTCTGCTACCCGGGCCCCGCGGCGACGGCGCTCGCGCTCTCCCGGGGCCGCTGGAGGCCGGCGCGGCATCTCCTGTTCGTGTCCCGTCTGCTCCGTGAGCGGGTTCTCGCGGGAAACGGGAGGCTCATAGTCTGCATGCCTCCGCGACATGGCAAGTCCGAGTTGGTGTCCGTGTTCCTGCCCGTGTGGCTACTGGCGCTCCGGGCGTGGTCGCGCGTGGCCCTCGTGGGGCACAGCGGCGACTTCGCCGCCTCGTGGGGACGCAAGGTGCGCAACGTCGTCGAGGAGCACTCCTCCGTGCTGCCGGGGCTCCGTGTCCGCTCCGACTCGTCCGCGGCCCACCGGTGGGACACGACCGCCGGGGGAGGCATGCTCGCCGTGGGCGTCGAGGGGCCGTTCACCGGACGCGGCGCGGACCTCCTCGTCGTGGACGACCCGCACAAGGACCGCGACGAGGCCGAGAGCGAGGCGTTCCGGGCGAGGCTCTGGGAGTGGTGGCGCTCGACGGCGCGGACACGCCTCGAGCCGCGAGGTTCCGTCGTCGTCGTCATGCAGCGCTGGCGTGAGGACGACCTCGTGGGGCGTCTCCTCTCCGAGGACAGCGGCGAGCCGTGGGAGCTGGTGAACATGCCGGCGGTCGCCGAGGAAGGGGACGTCCTCGGCCGTGCCCAGGGAGAGGCGCTCTGGCCGGAGCGTTACGACGTCGAGGCGCTCGACGTCCTGAGGCGGAGTCTCGGCTCGTACAACTGGGCGTCGCAATATCAGCAGCGGCCGAGCCCAGCCGGAGGCGCCGTCTTCAAGCGCCGCCTCTTCCGGTACTTCCGCGAGCACGAGGACGCCTACGAGCTCTCGCAGCCGGACGGCTCGACGCGACGCGTCCCCCGTGCGAGGTGCGTCGTCTTCCAGACCGCGGACACGGCGCTCGAGGACAAGACCACGAGCGACTTCACCGTCTGCTCGACGTTCGCCGCGACGCCCGGACACGAGCTCCTCGTGCTCGACGTCCAGCCGTGGCCGCGGGTGCGTCTCGAGGTGCCGGACCAGTTGCCGTTCCTCCTGGCGCAGCGGTCGCGCTGGCCGGCTCTGGCGTGGCAGGGAGTCGAGCGGCGGGCATCTGGTCACGGCCTCATCCAGGCGGCCATGCGCGCCGGGAAGCCGATGAGGGCGCTGGAGCCGGGGGACCGGGGCAAGGTCCAGCGAGCCCTCGCGGCGGCCGTCCTGTACGAGAACGGGATGGTCTACCACCGGTCGGGAGCGCCGTGGCTCGACGTGCTCGAGGGGGAACTGCTCTCGTTCCCGACGGGGGCGCACGACGACGTGGTCGACACCGTCTCCTACGCGGCGCAGGAGTCAGGACGGACTGAACCGCAGGTGTTCCTGTGAGGTGACGACATGGGCAGAGTGTTATTCGCCGGGATACCGGAGTGACTACCACCGGCGGCGAGGAGGGCGATCAGGCAGGCGGCGAGCAGTCTCATCGGGACACCTCCACACTGAGGGTTCGCTTCCGTCCAGCCCGTGTGGTAGGGCGTTTGCTGGTTCGCGCTTCCGCACGTGACCGTCCCCACCGCTCAGATGAGCAACCGCCGCCGCCGGCGCCGCCGGGTGCTCGGACTCCCGTTCAGGGGCGCCCAGACGCGCGCCTCCCCGCCTCGTGACGAGACGTTCTTCCTCTCCTCGCGCCTGCGGGCCGCGCTCGGCGGGGGCCTCCAGGACCCCTACCGCGAGCACCCGTGGGTGTTCCGCGCGCTGACGGCCCTCACCGACCAGCTCGCCTCGGTCCCCCTCAGGCTCTTCACCGGGCCGCTCGCGGACCCTCGCCCCGTGGAGAGCGGGCCATGGGCGACGCTGATGGAGAGGCCAGCGGAGCACCTCACGCGCCGCCAGTGGTGGTCTCTGGTCTGGCACTGGTACCACCTCGGCGGGGCCTACTGCGTGCTCCACGACCGCGTGGGGCCGCTGGCCTCGCCGACGAGCGTCCCGGTCGAGATACTGCCGTGGCCGGCGCGGTGCGTCGAGCCGAGGGAGGACACCGAGGGCCGTCTCCTAGGCTGGAGGCTCCGGCTCCGCACGGGCCAGTACACGGACCTCGAGACGTGGCAGGTCGTGGACGTGAGGCGCGTGGACCCGGACCGGCCCAACCGCGGGCTGTCGCTCCTGGACCCGGCGGGCCGCGCCGTCAGGACGGACGACAAGAGCGCCCGATGGAACGAGGGGCTCCTCGACAACGACGCGACCCCCGGAGGCGTGGTCTCGGTCGCCGAGGAGATCACGCCCGACCAGGCCAACGCGATCCGCAAGCTCTGGGTCGACCGCTACGGTGGCCCGGACAAGGCGGGCGGGCCGGCCGTCCTCGGCAAGGGCGCGAAGTGGGAGGCCGCGTCCCTCTCCCCGAAGGACATGGGCTACCTGGAGCAACGAAGGTGGTCCAAGGACGAGATCGCCGCGGTCTTCGGGGTCCCGATGATGTGGCTCGGGGACACGGAGACTCTGCATTCCAAGGAGTCGGCCAGGACGGTGGCCAAGCAGGCGTGGCAGGGGACGCTGATCCCCCAGCTCCTCCTCGTGGCCGACGTACTCACGTCGAGGCTCTTCGGTCGTGCGGGCCTGTGGTGTCGGCACGACCTGTCGTCCGTCGAGGCGCTCCAGGAGGAGCAGGCGGACCGGCTCGCGAACGCCGCTCGCGCACGGGACCTCGGGGTTCCGCGCAACGAGCTGAACCGCCGGTACGAGTTGGGCTTCGACCTCGGGACGGACGGGCTCGGGGACGTGCCGCTCGTGCCGTTCTCTCTCCAGCCGTTGGCCGTGGCGGAGGGGCTCGACGAGGAGGAACCCGAGGCTCCGCCCGCCAAAGCGCCCGTTGACGACATGGAGGACGAGGAGCCGGAGGAGGAGCCCGCCGAGGACATGGAGGACGAGGAGGCCCGTGCGGTTCCTACGCTCCTCGTGGTCCGGCGCGCCGCCGAGCGCGAGGCCGTGTGGCGTTCGTTCGTCTCGACCGTCGTCCGGCCGGGGGAACGACGCATGACGCCGCTCGTCCGTGGCTGGATGCGGCGCGTCCGCCGCGAGGTGCTCCGGTTCATCGAGGACGAGGGAGTCGGACGGTCCGTGCGCGTCCTGTCGGACGAGACGGTGACGGGCTGGCTCGCCGAGCAGCGCCAGCGCTGGCACGAGCTGCTCGTGAGTCGCACCGCGCCAGCCGAGAAGACGGCCGCGAAGTCAGTGATCGACCGGCTCAACAGTCAGCTCGGCGGCCTCGACGTCGTGAGCATGGAGCACCCCGCCGTGCTCCAGGTGCTCGAGGAGCAGGGCGCCCGGAAGGTCAAGGTCGTCGCGACCGTCCAGGACGGGGTCAAGCGGACCCTGATGGAGGGGTTGTCGGCGAACGAGAACCTGACCGCCCTCCAGGAGCGGATCCGCCTGGCGTTCAACGTGGCCTCGTCCCGGGCGCTGACGATCGCGCGGACGGAGACGGCCGCGGCGGCGAACGCCGTGAAGAGCGAGGCGATGAAGGCCGAGGGGATCACGAAGCACTCGTGGCTGTCGGCAGGCGACGACGAGGTCCGCACGGCGGCCGACGGAGGCTTCGACCACGGGATCGACGACGAGATCGTGGACATCGGGACGAGGTTCTCCAACGGGCTCCTGAGGCCCCACGACCCTGACGGAGAGCCGGGGAACGTCATCAACTGCCGCTGCGAAGCGCTGCCGGAGGTGTGACGTGGCGCGAGACCTGAAGGTGGGCGACCGACTCGACAGGGCGCTTCCCTGCCGCGTGCGCGTCGTCGAGGGCGCCGAGCGCACCCTCACCTTCGTCGCCTCGACCGAGGTCGTGGCCTGGGACGGGGACGTCGTCAGGGCGAGCGCGTGGGAGGACGGGCTCGACCTCTACCGGACGAACCCCGTCGTCCTGTGGTGTCACAACGCGTGGGACCTGCCGATCGGACGCTCCACGGAGCAGCGAGTCGTCCTCGACGACGACGAGCCGCGGCTCGAGATGGACGTCGAGTTCTGCCCCGAGGACGTGAACGAGATCGGGCCGAAGGCTTACCGAGCCTATTTGTCCGGTTTCCTCCGGGCGGTGTCGGTCGGCTTCGTCGTGAAGGCGTGGGAGAAGCCGAGCGACGAGGACCGCGCGAGCATGGGGCTCGGGCCCTGGGGAGTCGTGATCACCGAGTCGCAGCTCCTCGAGCTGTCGTGCTGTGCGGTAGGCGCCGACCCGAAGGCCTTGCTCAAGGACGGCTCGGTTCCGCGGTCCGTGAAGGACGACCTCCTGTCCATCCGCCGGGCGCTGACCGAGTCGGACAGGATCGACCTGGACAAGGTGCTCCGAGGCGTCGAGGGGCAGACGTCCCTCGACGACCTCATGACGGAACTCCAGGGGCTCCGTGGGGAGCTCCGCGCCGGAAAGGCCGTCCGAGCCTCACGCCCGAGCCGCCGCCTCGCTACGCGCTCTGTGGGCGTGGTCCGCTCCGGGGGCGACCTGTACGACGACCTGATGTCGGACGTGGGCACGGTCATCGACGACGTAGACTGAGAGGAGGGCCTGATGGCCCCCGAAGTGAGGAAGGTCTCGGAACTGCTGGCCGAGCGGATCGCCGGCGTCGAGGCCAAGGTGGCGCCGGTCGAGACGACGCTCGTCGAGGTGCGCGACGGACTGGCCGCCCTGAAGACGGGCCAGGACGCGATCGCCAAGCGCGTCGAGGACGTCGAGGCGCACGCGAAGAAGCTCTACGCGGGCCTCCGTACGCCCGGCGTGGACCGCGAGCGGCCGGTCAACATCGCGCGGCTCGTCTGCGCCATCGTGAACGAGCGGCGCCACCTCGACAGCGACCCGTGGAAGGACGCGGGCTACGAGCGGGAGGTCGTCATGAACGCCCGCTCGACGATGGTCGCCGGCACGGACTCGCTCGGCGGCTACGTCGTGCCGCAGCAGTACCTCCCGCAGGAGTTCGTCGATTCCCTGTGGGCTCGGACGGTGCTCGCCGAACTCGGCGTCCGCCGGATGCCCGGGCTCGTCGGGGCGCCCGTCCTCGTTCCGAAGAAGACGGGCAACGCGACGGCGTACTACGCGGCGGAGGGCTCGGCCCCGACGGGGAGCAACCCGACGGTCGGGATGCTGACGATGTACCCCCGGAAGCTCTCGGGGCTCGTCGTGCTCTCGAAGCTCATGCTGCAGCTCTCCGCGCCCGCGGCCGACCAGATGATCCGGGACGACCTGGCGCGGGTGATCGCGCTCCGGCGCGAGCTCGCCGTCCTCCAGGGGACCGGCGGCGACCACGAGCCGCGCGGGCTCGTCAACACGAGCGGAGTCGGCTCCTCGGCGATCGACGCGGCGATCACCGACCTCGACGACCTCGAGGCGATGGTCTACACGATCGAGAGCGCCAACGCGGACAAGGGCTCCCTCGCGTGGCTGATGAACCCGCGCGAGTGGAGCAACCTCCGGACCATGAAGGACGGGACCGGCCGGTACCTGCTGTCGCGGGCTCCGGACGGCTCGACGCCGAAGATGCTCCACGGCTACCCCGTCCTCACCACGACGCAGGTCCCCATCACCCTCGGGACGACGGCGGACCGCGGGCGCGTCATCTTCGGCAACTGGGCCGACCTCGTGGACGGGGAGTGGGGGGGCGTGTCCTTCGACATGTCCGACCAGAGCAACGCGTGGTGGGAGCAGGGGCTCGTCGGCGTGCTGGCGACCCTCCTCCACGACGTCGCGGTCCGGCAGCCCTCCTCGTTCGTGGTCGACAACACGGTCGCGGCGTGAGGAGGTGACCCCATGTCCGGCATGACCTGGGGCAGCGCAAAGACGCTCCTCGCCGCGCGGCCCGCAGACGTGCTCAACCTCTTCCCCGGGGGGGCCGTGCTGCCCCCCGCGGCGGAGATGATCGCCTTCCAGCTCAACCTCGCGGACAGGATCACGCTCGTCGAGCGGTTCCTGCGCCGGCCGGGCGTCAACAACACCCTCGACACGTTCACGGCCTCTGTCGCCGCCGCCGAGATGCTCGCCGCGATGGTCGCGAACAAGGACTTCGAGGTCCTCGGGACCGGCGCCTCCGCGGACGACGTGACGTTCGACCCGGAGGGCGGGATCCTGCTGGAGACGGACGCCTCGGCGAGTCAGCAGGTCATCGTCCTCCCACACCTCTCGACGAACCAGAGCGCGTGGTCCGCGGTCAAGTGGGGCACCGACCGGGAGGTCTGGTGGGCCTGCGCGATCAAGACGGCCGCGGCGCTCGCCGACGTGACGTGGGCCGGGCTCAAGCTCACGAATACGGGTGTCGTGGCGACCAACGACGACCAGGCGTTCTTCCGCTTCGCGTCGACGGGCACGATCAAGGCCGTCTACTCGATCGGCGGTACGGACGTCTCGGCCGACACCGGAGTCACCCCCGCGGTCTCCACCGCATACCGGCTCGCGATCGTCATCGACGCCAGCCGCATCGCGCGGTTCTACATCGACGGAGTGCTCGTCGCGACGAGCACGGCGCTCACCGACGCAATCGACCTCATCCCCTACGTCGGGGTTGAGGGCAACGCGAAGTCGATCACCCTGCGCTACGAGGCGATCAGCCGGAACGCGGCATGAGGAGGACTCGGACATGAAGGGCTCGATCCACCAGGCGTTGAAGTACATGCAGAGCCTCGTCCCGGCGAGCCGTACCGCGGCCTCGACGGACGGGACGGGGATCGACTGCCAGGGCTTCGAGGAGGCCCTGGTGATATTCGATCTCAACACGATCGCCTCGACGGGGACGGCGGACGTCCACGTCGAGGAGAGCGACGACAACTCCACGTTCACGGACATCACGAGCGCCGTCTTCTCGCAGAAGACGGCCGCGAGCGACATCACGCCCTACGTGGCGCGGATCGACCTGACCAAGCACGCCCGCTACCTGCGGGCGGTCCTCGCGTGCGACGGCAGCAACGCGGTGATCGCCGGGGTGGCGTTCCTGCTCGGCTCGCCGAAGAACCTGCCCGTCACGCAGGCCAACACCGTCGGCTTCGACGTCTGACAAGGGACCGGGCCCCGCTCTCCGGGGCGGGGCCCGGACTGCTCATGGACCTGACGACGGTCACGCGAGTCAAAGCGCACCTCGAGGAGGGGGAGTCGTTCCCTCCCGCCGGCGCCGCGGAGACGCTCCTCACGGCGCTCGTCGGGCTCTACTCGGCGCTCGTCGAGACGCGGCTCGGCCGGCTCGCGCTGACGACGGCGCGGACGACGCAACTCGACGTGCTGCCGAGGCAGGCGCGGTTCTCGCTACCGGCCTACCCCGTGACGTCGGTCACGTCCGTACACCACGACGTGCTCAGGGGATTCGACGCGACCACGCTCCTCGACACCGACGACTACTACTGCGAGCTCGCGTCGGGGATCCTGACCGTCGAGTACCCGCTCCTCCCTGGCGACGGCGTGCTCAAGGTCGTCTACACGGGAGGCATGGCGGCGACGACGGCGGCCTTCGTCGTGGCCTACCCGGAACTGGCAGCCGCGGTGGACCTCGCCGTCGTGGCGCACTACCAGCGCCGGAAGGCCCTCGGAGCGCACGGCCTCAACGCGGGCGCCGGGAGCTTGTCGTTCTCGGGCGCGCTGGAGTTGCCGCCCGAGGTCGTCAGGATCGTCGAGTCGTACAGACGGGTCGCGATGGCCTGATGGAAGCGACAGTGGACATGAAGTCCCTGCAGGAGGCGACGCGGAAGGCGCCGCTTCGCCTCTACCAGGAGCTCCGTCGCGCGGTCTACGTCCACCATTCTCGGCACTACGCGCAATTCCGGCGAGCGCGGTTCCACGCGAGTAGGGGTGGCTCCGGAGTCCAGACGCGGAGCGGCCACCTCAAGGACGGCTTCCACGTCGAGACGTCCGGCCACGACCTCGACTCGCTGGAGGTGCGGACGTTCTCGGCCGGAGTCCCCTACGCGCGGATCCAGGAGCTCGGGGGGACGGTCGTGCCGCGCCAGCGGCAGTGGCTGACCATCCCGCTCGACGAGGCGAAGACGCCGGGCGGGCAGACTCGCGCTCCGGCGCGGGCGTGGACGGACACGTTCTTCCTGCCGATCGCCGGCGAGCGGTTGCTCCTGATGCAGCGGCGCGAAGGTGGCGCCGTCCCCCTCTTCCTCCTCGTGAAGCGCTCGACGCTCCTGCCGCGGCTCGGCTTCCGACTGACGTGGGACGCGATGCGAGGGGAACTCGCGGCCGGCGTCAACGCGGCAGTCGGCAAGGCGCTGGCGGCCGCGGGCGGGCCCTCCATAGGCGGACTGTCCATGCCGGACAGAGGTGCCGCGTGAGCCTCGCCGAGGGCATCGAGGGCGTCCTCTTCGAGCGCCTGGAGCAGATGCGCACGGCGGATGGCTACCACTACGACTGGACGTGGTACCGGGGCCGCGCACCCATTGACCCGCCGGCGAAGCCGGCCGGCCTCCTCGTCTGCCTCGGGGAGACCGTCGAGGACGGCCCCGACCCGCTCGAGTCGGTCGTCCTCTCGTTCGAGCTGAACGCCGTCCACGCGGCGCCGGACTCGCACGACGCAGACCCACACCCCGCGGACGTCTGCTCCCGGCTCGGCGCCGACGTCAAGCGGTGCGTCGGACGGACGAGGCTCGACACGACGGCGATGGGGGAACTGAGGACGTACGGAGTGAGCGACCTCCGGGTGACGCGCGTCGTTCCCGTGCCCGACTACCTCGGGGACGGGAGCGCGGTGACCGTGGTCCTCGTGGACGTCCGGTACAGGCACAGGATCGACGACCCCGACTCGGTGAGGTGACGACATGGGAACGGGACTGCTGACGCGCAAGGCTCAGATCGCCGTCGAGGAGGAGGGCGCCGAGGGGACCGCAGAGACCCTCGTGGACGCCGACGCCGGGATGCTCGTCTACGACCCGACGTTCTCGCCGGAGGTCGCGATGTTCGCGCGCGACCCGGCCCGGTCGTCGCTGACGCCTCTCGAGGACGTGGTGGGAAAGCAACTGGCGAGGATCGGATGGCGGACCGAGCTCAAGGGCTCGGGGGCCGTCGCGACGGTGCCTGCTTTCGACGACGCGATCCGCGCCTGCGGCTTCGCGCGCGCGACGGTCTCGACGATCGCGATCGGGGCCGTCACGGGCGGGCCGTTCCTGCCCGGGGAGACGGTCACGGGCGCTCCGTCCGGTGGCACCGGCCGAGTCGTCGGCGAGGTGCGCACGGGCACGACGCCCCTCCCGTACGTCGTCCTGACGGGGGTCCTGGCGAGCGGGGACACGCTGACCGGGGGCACGAGCGGGGCGACCGCGACGGCCTCCGCGGGGCCGCAGGCCAGCAAGGGCTTCGAGTACAGGCCGTCCTCGAGCTCCGTCATCTCGGCCACCGTCGGTCTCTACACGGACGGGGTGAGGCAGCTCGTCAAGGGAGCGCGCGGGACGGTCCGCCTCGAGGCGCGGATCGGCGAGCCCGTATTCCTCCTGTTCGACTTCCAGGGCGTCTACGGGGGCACGACGGACACGGCGCTCCTCGCGCCCACGTACGAGAGCACGGTGCCGGTGGCGTTCCTCAACGTCGCCGGCTCGGTCGGAGGACTCGCTGCGGTATTCGGGTCGCTCTCGATCGACGTAGGGAACGACCTGTCCGACCGCGAGAGTGCGCGCGAGACGACGGGCGCCGTCTCGGTCAAGATCACCGCGCGTAACCCGCGGGCGACGATCGACCCCGAGATGGAGCTCGTCGCCACGCACGACTTCTGCGGGCGGCTCCTCGCGGGCACGACGGGGCGGCTCTACAGCGAGCTCCCCGCTGCGGCGGGGCAGAAGGTCGTGATCGGCTGCCCGCGGATCCAGTACTCCCAGGTCGGCCGCGGCGACCGGAACCGGATCCTGGTGGCGGAGGTCGAGTGCAAGCTGGTCTCGGCGGGCGTGAGCAGCGGCGACGACGAGATCCAGATCGGGGTCCTGTGATGGTGGTCCGGATCGACACGAGCCGGCCCGTCGCGGTCACGGTGGACGGCGACGAGTACCAGGTGCGCGTGCTCACGGCGCGCCAGCGCATGCGACTCCACGACCTGCTGGTTCGGATGGAGCCGCTCGCGAAGGCCGTGGAGTCGGGAGAACCGAGACTCGGCGAGCTCGGGGACCTGGAGTACGAGGCACTCCGTCTTCTCCTCCCGGAGGATCTGGACCCCGACACGCTGCCGCCCGGGGTCTGGGCGCGACTCGTGCTGGCCGGCAGAGACGTCAACGACCTCTCGGGGCGCGACGCGGGAAACTCGCCGTCGCCGTAGCAGCGGCCTTCGGCCACTGCGCGGCGGGATGCCTGGAGCACGGATGCCCGACAGACGCGAGGATCAGGAGGACGCTCGGGTGCGACGGGGACGCCGACCCCGGCTACTCGGTGGACTGCTGGGCATGCCGTGGGTCCCCTCGTGGCTGTCCCGTCTGCATCGCCGCGGGCGAGGCAGGACGCCTCCGCCAGACGAGATGTCCGGCCCGGTGCCGCGAGGAGGTCGCTGACGTGGTCGCGAGCTACGGACACTACCAGGTCGGCAGCCTTCCCGAGCCCGGGGGGTGGCTCGACCAGCCGGCCGCGTGGCTGACGGCCGTGTCGCTCGTCGACTCGCTGGTCCGGCATCACGAGCACGTCGAGGTCGAGAGGGCGAGGTCCCGTGGCCGGTGAGACCTCCCACGACCTGAGCATCCGAACGCGGGTCAAGGACCTCGGAGCCAAGCGGGACCTCGGGCTCCTCGGCCAGGTCGGACATCGCGCTGGCCAGTCGATCGCGGCCGGGTTCGTCAAGGCGCAGATCGCGCTCGGGGTGATGCGCGGTCTCGCGCGCGCCGTGGTCGGAGCCGTCAAGTCCGTTACCGTGGAAGCGGTCAAGGACATCGACGCGATCGCGAAAGCGGCGTCGAAGGCCGGCGTCTCCGTGACGTGGCTCTCGGAGATGGAGCACGCCGCGAAGCTCTCCGGTACGTCGATGGAGAACCTCGTCCTCGCGCTACGCAACGCGGCGAGGACGACGGCCGGCGCGGGGTCCGTCGAGGACGCGTTCGACCGTGCGGCGGACGCGATCCGCGGGGCTGCGACGGAGACGGAGCGTGTGGCGCTCGCGCAGAAGCTTTTCGGCAGGAGCGGCACGGACATGCTGCCGCTGCTGCGAGCGGGGACCGAGGGTATCCGCGAGATGCGAGAGGAGGCCAAGCGACTCGGGCTCTCGCTGACGGCCGCGGAGGCCGTCTTGGGCGAACAGGCGTCTGACGCCATGGACAGGTTCGCGGCCGCGGTGAAGGGGGTGAAGCGGGCCGTAGCAGTAGAGTTCTTGCCGAGCCTCACGGCTGGCCTCAACGCGCTGGCCAAGTGGATGGGCGACAGCCGCGAGGAGATCGTCAAGGCGGTGAAGGGCGTCGTCACGTGGCTCGGCAAGGCTATCGTGGACGCGTTCGAGTTCGTGGCGACCGCGGTCGCAGACCTCGCGGACGCGCTCCGCGGCCTCTCCGTCGGAGGGGCCCTCGGCAAGGACGTCGTCCAGCCCACAGCGAGGCTCCTCGCCGGCGCCGGCGAATGGGCGGGGATCGTGCCCGAGGGCACTGCCGACCTCATGCGCCAGAAGGCGGCCGAGGTCGGCCCGGCGGGAAAGGCCGTGAGGGACTTCTTCCTCCGGGTCAGGGCCGAGGCCGAACAGATCGCCGCCGCGATCGGAGGCAGAGAGTCAGGCCCGGAGATGCTCGTGGAAGCTGAGGGCCCCACCTTCCTCGATTCCTTCGTCCACGGGAAGATGAACCCGGAGACGGGGAGGGTCGAGGGCGGGATGGCAGGCGGCGTGGCCGAGCTCCAGAAGACCACGTCGGCCGAGGCCATGGGTCTCGCCACGGTGAACAGCATGAGCAGCGCGTGGGGGACGCTGTTCGACACGATCGTAGACGGGTCGGCGAGTGCGGCCGACGCCGTCAAGGCGTTCGCCCGGTCCGTCCTGCAGGACCTGTCGCGGATGCTCATGCAGAAAGCCCTCATGCAGATCCTCGGTGCCGTGCTCGGGACCGGTGCGCAGCCCACGGCGGGAGCTGCTCCCTCCGGTAACACCGGCGTCCACGAGTTCGCGGCCGGCGGGATCGTCACGCGGCGCCAACTCGCGATCGTCGGCGAGGCGGGGCCCGAGGCGATCATCCCGCTCCGGCGGCTCCGCGACCGCGGCGGCGGCATGACCGTCAACATCGGCGACGTCGTGGTCGGCAACGCCGGCGGCGACGCCGAGGGCGCGCGGAGGGCCGTCGCGGCCGGGGTGGCGGACGCGCTCCGAAACTCGGCGGCGCTCCGCGGCATGGTCAGGCGCACGGCGCGGGAGGGATTCTGATGCCCGTGTCCGTGTTCTCCGAGCTGCCCGAGATCGACGGCTACGAGGCGCAGGACGAACTCCCCGTGGTCGTGTTCCGGTACGCTGGCCGAGGCGTCGAGCAACGGGCCGCTCTCCAGGCGCTCGCGCGTCGCCGGTACTCCTGGCCGCTCCGGCGGACGAAGACCGAGCGCGCGACGGTGGACGAGTTCCTCCGACTCCGGAACTACTCCGTGGAGGCGTTCTATGTCGAGGACCCCCACCAGTATGCGCGGACGGGCGTCTCGCTCGGGACCTCCGTGACGAGCCAGACCGTGTTCCCTCTCCCCACGACCGGGGAGAACTCGCGCGACTACGCGGCGAACGACTCGCACGTCGTCGTCTACGACGACGGGACGCCGGTCACGGTCTCGGCGGTGGGCACGGACGCGAGGACGTTCACGCTCGCCTCGGCTCCGGCCGCGGGCTCCGTCATGACGTGCGACTACTGGGCCTACCGTCTCGTGCGGCTGCTCGAGCCTCCGTCCTGGGCTGCGCTCGGCCCCGACTGGCTCGAAGCCGTGCTCAGGCTCCAGGAGGTGGCGCAGTGACGCGCGGCACCGACAGCGGGTTGCTGACGGAACTCCGGTCGGTGGACCCGAAGCCGGTCACCCTGATAGCGCTCGAGACCGGGAACGTCACGACGCCGTGGCTCCGGTGGACGGACCACGAGCAGGACGTCGTCTTCCCCTCGAGCGGAGGGGACACGTACTCGGCGCGCCCGCTCCAGGTCTCCGACGTCACGGTGGACGCCGAGGACCGCGCCGGTGTCACGGTCGAAGTCGCGGACGTGGACGCCGACCTCGACACGTGGCTGCTCACGACCGACTTCCGCTACCGGAAGCTCTGGCGCTACCTCGTCGAGCGTGACTCTCTCTCCTCGACGACGAAGGCCGTGAAGGACCTGTTCCGCGTGGTCGCCCGCGCGCGCAAGGACCGGACGGTCCAGCTCGCGTGCGAGCCTCTCGGCGCAATCCTCTCCCGCGTCTACCTCCCCCAGCGCGTCATGTCGCGTGAGGACTTCCCGGGCATCCCGGCGGAGGGAGCCTTCTCCTGATGGCCGTGTCCGGATACGGAGTCGGGGCCGTCCAGATCGTCGTGGGGGGGCTCGTGTCGTTCATCCCCGGAGCCCAGGGGATCGGCATCTCGCTGATGATCAGCGGTGCCTTCACGGCCGTGGCGACGGCTCTCGCGCCGAGCCCGGGCGGCGACGGCGGCCTCAACCGGAGCGCGACCTACGGGTGGGACGACGTCTCCGGCGCGTGGGAGGGTGCGCCCCGGTGGTACGTCCTCGGGGAGAGACGGCGACCTCTCGACTACCTGTCGGCGTTCACGGAGCAGCGGGGAAACAAGACGTACCTCAACTGTCTCCTCTATGCCGGCGAGGGCGGAGACCACGGCATCGAGTCAATCGAAGACCTCCGCGTCAACGACCAGCCCGTCGAGCACTGGAAGAAGGTCACCGTCGAGAAGCGGTACGGGACCCAGTCCCAGACGGTGATCTCGGGGTTCGGGAAGGTCTCCGTGCCCTGGACGGACGGGACCAAGCTCGACGAGGGAGACACGTGGACCTGGACCACGAAGCGCCCCGTGGACGAGGTGGGCGTCGTCCTCGCGTGGCTCGGCGGCTTCTACGAGGTCGAGCACGGGCAGGTCGAGAAGGCGTTCTGGTGGGGGGACGTCTACTACCAGGACGAGGGGTCGAGCACGTGGGTGCGCGTGGACCCTCCGGAGAAGGACGACTTCTGGCTCGACTCGATCACCGTCGCCGGCAAGAAGGTCAAGTCACCCTGGGGCAAGCACGACTGGGGCACGTGGCAGAAGTCGCTCTCCGTCGTCCGCGGCCTCATGAAGATCACGTGGACGACGAAGAAGGTCCGGACGATCCGGGTCCGGTCCTACCAGGGCGACGACGAGGAGGACCGCCAGTCCCCGACGGTGCTCCGCGTCGAGGAGGTCGAGAGCGACACGCGGACCTACGCCGGCGTCGCTCTCGTGGCGCTACGCCTCCTCGCCCAGGAGCAGCTCTCCGGCGGGCTCCCGAAGATCACGGCGACGATCCGCGGGTGGAAGGTCCAGAACCAGGGGGACTCCTCCGCGGCGTGGACGCGCAACCCGAGCAAACTCCTCGAGGCGGTGCTCCTCGACGAGGACGACGGGCTCGGGAACTGGATCGCGCAGAGCGACCTCGACGACGGCTCGGGCGGCTCGTGGCGCACGGTCCGCGACCGATGCGACGCGCTGGCGGCGGCGACGGGCGAGCACGCCGAGGCGCACTGGCAGCTCGACTACGCGGTGGACACGCGCCAGCCCGCCGACGAGCACATCCGACAGATGCTCGTCTCGTTCCGCGCGCTCCTCGTCGAGGCCGGCGGCAAGCTCTACCTCCTCCAGGACGTGGCAGCCTCGACGGACCGGACCTTCGACGCGCGCCAGTCCCCCTCGGCGAGCACCCGCCCCGTGCTCGCGCTCGAGGACGGCACGGCCGACATCGTCGAGCGCGAGGTCCCCCAGGACCAGCGCCTCACCCACGTCCGCGTCGGCTACCAGGACCGGGACGAGGACCACGAGAAGCGCCTCACCGAGGAGCTCGTGGACCCCGACTGGAGCGACGGGGACCCGCTCGTCCGACAGGAGGTCTACCTGGCCGGGGTGACGCGAGGGACTCAGGCCGTCCGCGAGGGCCGCCACGTCCTCCAGCGCTCTCGCCTCAGGACGAGGACGTGCGAAGTGGGAGTCGGCCCCGGGGACCTGGACCTCCTGCCGACGGACGTCGTGGCCCTCTCCGCGGACTACCCGACGTGGGCTGGCACGCTCTGGCAGGTCGTCCGGGCGAGCTACGGCCAGCACGGGCACGGCCGGTTGACGCTGCTGGAGTACGACGCGGACGCCTACGCCGACACGTCCGACACGCTGCCCGCGCGGTCGGACTGGCTGACCCGCTCGGAAGCCCTCAAGAAAGCGCGCCAGGTGCCCCGCGGCGCCACGAACGTCCGCCTCTCCGAGGTCCAGGGCTCGACTCACCTCGGCGTGTGGTGGGAGGCCACGGGGGACCCGGCGCTCCGGTTCTGGCGCGTCTACCTCTCCGACGGCAGCGGCGCCCCGAAGGGGAGGCTCCTCGCGGAGTGCGACCCCGACGACCGGGCCTACCTCGTCCGCGACGTCCACGAGGGGGCGTACACGGTTCGCGTGCTGGCCGTCTCCCACGGCGGGACCGAGGAGGACTGGGAGGACAGCGCCGGCACGGCGAGCACGACCGTCACCCGGCGCACCACGACGCCGGCGACGCCGGCCAACGCTGCCGTCGCCGTGGTCGACTCCTCCGTCTCGGCGCGGGTCATGGTGGACGCGCCGCCCTCGTCCGACCCGCCGGTCAAGCTAGAGGTCGTGCGGGGCGCAGACGAGTTCGTGGGGCAACTCGTCGCGGAACTCGACCTCACGCGCGAGGGCGTCACGCGGGACGACGGGCAGCGCACGCCCTCGGTCGCCGTGCCGATGCTCCCGGGCCGCGGATCCGGGGGCGCGGACACGACGCTCGTCGTCCGCTCCGTCGGCCTCCACGGTCGCAAGGCGGGAGCCTCGGTCAGCCGGACCGTCCCAGCATTCGACCTCCCGAACCACACGGCGACGCTCGTGGCCTCGGTCGTAGGCGCCACCAGGACGAACTTCCCGGCCGCGGCGACGACGGACGCCCACGAGTACGACGCGACGGACGGCGTCAGGCTCCGGGAGTTCCCCGCCGGCCAGGACGCCACGGGCGCCAACGGCTGGGGCACGGGAGCGGCCGGCCTCCTCGTGGGAGTCCCCGGCACGTGTCACTACCTGCCGAGCGGCCTCGTCACCAGCGACGAGGTGGACCTCGGCTCGACGCTCGAGGGGGTCCTCGAGTGCTACGACGAGGCGCGCCGGAAGAGCGCCACGGCCTGGCCTCGGCCAGGGACGCTCTGCCGTTGGCCGGGGAGCGCGGTCGCCTTCCACGACGGCACGCCGTTCGGGCCTCTGTGGACGAGCCGCGTCCTCAGGGGCGACGGTAAGCTCGACCGTCCGCTCAGGCGGACGAGCTGGGAGTACCGCGTGGGGACGTCCTCTCCGCTCACGGGTGACTGGCTCCCCTACGTGGACGGGACGCGCGTCGTCGGGCGCTACGTCCAGGTGCGCCTCACGCTCCGCGACCCCCTCGGTCTCCACCAGGTCCACTCCGCGCGCGTCTACGTGCGCCTGTGGGTGCCGTGGTCGGAGACGACGATCCCCACGGGAGTCGTCCCCGAGGCCGCTGTGACGCAGCACCAGGGCGCGCTCGCCATCGGCGCTGGCCAGGTCTCCGAGTCGGTGGTGACGACGGCCGTGGACTACGTGGTCGCCTCGGGCGTGTCGCTCGTGCTGGCCTCCGGGACCACGGCCGTCACCCTCCCCGACGCGAACTTGAACGCCGGCAGGACAGTTGCAGTGAAGAAGATCGACAGCGCCGGCACGACGGTCACTGTCGACACCGCAGGCGGCAACATCGACGGGGCCGCTACATCGACCCTCGTCACTCGGTGGCAAGCGCTCAGGGTCGTCAGTGACGGACTGGACTGGTACGCCGTCTGAGGAGGGGCCCGATGCAGAAGTGGGGCACGACGGACGAGCCCGAGCCGGCGCTCACGGACGACGTGGACGAGATCCTCGCCGACGTCATCGAGGGCGTCAACACGGTCCGCACTCGCTACTCGGAGACCAAGGACCCGTCATCGGGCGCGTCATGGGGCGTAGACCAGATCGGGACCGAGTGGCTCGACACGAACAACGAACTCGGCAACGGCGGCGACGACCTCGGCGGCTTCGTCAAGGTCTGGGTCAAGCTCGACGCGACGCCCACTTACGGGTGGCGCGTCCTGTACCGCAGGACCTACACGGCGCTCGAGCCGGACGTCAACGTGCTGGACCTCAGCGCGCAAAGCACCGTCACCGACACCGACCTCGACCTGACGTCGAGCACGTCGGCGAGGGCCGTCGCGGCGCGACTGCTCGTGACGGTCAAGGACACGGGGACTCCGGCGGCGACGGTGTTCGCGTCGATCCGCAAGAACGGCACGACGACGGACGCTCGTGAACGGCGGGTTTACCCGCAGGCCGCGGGCGTGACGATCTCGCAGATCGTCGAGGTCGAGCTCGACTCGGCCCAGGTGATGGAGTACGCGATCGACGCGAGCGGCGCGGGGACATGCGACCTGAGGATCGACGTGCTCGGCTACTACGAGCGGGCGACCTGAGAGGAGACGTCAATGGGAGTCGCGGTGAGAGCGGCCGAGAGAGTCGGCTACCGCACGCGCTGGACGGTCGAGAAGTGGCGCCGCTCCGCGGACCACGCCGCCGGCCGCGCGCCGGACCTCGTGGAGCACGTGGACGGGAACCTCCTCCTCAACGAGGGGATAAACGAACTGCTCACGCTCCTGATCGGAGGGAGCGCGACCACCTACAGCAACGCCAACGCGCAGCTCGGCGTCGGAACGTCCGCTACGTCCGCCCAGGCGACGGACACGGACCTCCTCGGGACGGCCGTCTGGAAGGCCATGGACTCCACCTATCCGCAGGTGGCCGGATCGGTCGTGACGTTCAAGTCCACCTACGGCAGCTCCGACGCCAACCAGGCGTGGAACGAGTTCTCCGTCCGCAACGGCGCGACGGCCAACAAGAACCTCAACAGGAAGGTCGAGGCCAAAGGGACGAAGGCCTCGGGCGAGACCTGGGTCCTGACGCTGACCGTCACCCTGTCGTAAGGAGGAGTCATGGGACCTTACAGCTACGCGCACCTCGGGGGACTCCCCCTCCGCGTCGAGGTCCACGGCGTCGGGGAGGTCGAGGGAAAGACCGTCGGCCGGCGACTGTCGAGCCACCCCGTCCTCGTGACGACGGTGACGGTGGACACGACGAACGCGAAGGGGGAGGTCGTGGCCGGCGACGTCCGCAAGCGCGCCTCGATGGCGGGCGGGGCGGTGGACCTGGAGGCGCAGACGGTGTCGCTCCTTGACAGGGAGGGATTCCCGTGCGCGCCGTGGACGTCGCTCCGCGTCGTGGCGGTCATGGCGGACGGGTCGGAGCACGATCTCTCGTGAGCGGCGGGGACCTGGAGCTTTGCGCCTGCTCGCGGGCGTGTGTCGTGTGCTCCGGGGTCCCCGGCGTCCGGGAGTTCACGGCGCAGTTCTACATGGTGGACACGGTGGCCGGCGTCGAGTGCCGGTGCTTCCGGTGCGGGGCCGCGCGGCGGGTGGACGACTCGTGCCCGCCCGTCGCGCGGGAGCGGGCCAGGAGGAGGGCGACCCGTGGCTGACGAGGTCTGGGACGTGCCGCTCGCTATCTCTTACCCGACCGAGTTCGAGGGGTGGCCGGTCGTCGTCCCCACCCTCCCCGTGGGCTGTCCGCAGATGCTCAGTCAGGCGGCCCATCGCGAGATGCCGGGATGGTTTCGCGTCCGGTGGCTCGGGGGGAGGCTGACTCCAGCCCACAGGACGGCGCTCGTCCAGATGGGGGCGAAGGCCGTGGCCGACGAGGGCGCCTACCAGGCGCCGCGGAAGTCGCGAGGCCCGTGATCCCGATCGATGCGAGCTTCATCTCCCACCTCCGATCTCTCCCGGCCGCGGCAGGTACTGCCCCACCGCCAGCCCCGTCAGCCCGAGGAGCCACTCCGGCACCTCCTGGCCCACGATCGCGAGGTAGCTCGACACGGCCACGAGGCCGAGCGACAGCGTCCCCCGCACGACCTTGTCCCAATCAGCAGGGCAACATCTTCCAGATCGGCACGCAGCAGACCCCGACCACGACCCCGACCACAACCGCGACCACGGACGCGAGGCTCGCCGCGACGGTCCAGAGCCCCAACAGTGGGACCGCGACCGGGACCGAGGGGACGACAGTCCAGCCGGCCCCGAGCCCGCCAGCGCCCAGCCCGGAGCCCCCGGTGGGGTTCTTGCGGCCGTCGGAGCGGTGGCTCGTGCCGGCTGAGGCGTGGCTGTGACCACGACCGTCAACGTCGTCGTGCGGGACGGGGCAGTCGTGGTGATCTCCGAGAGCCTCGCGCGGGAGGCTCTCGGGCTGGAGACAGTCAACGTCGACGTGAAGCCTGGCGGGATCGCCGTCGTCGTCGAGGACGGCGCGAGCCCGGAGGAGATCGCGACGCTCGTCGCACGGCTGAAGGGGGCGGCCTGATGGAACACTCGGCTCCCGGGACGGCAGGAGATCGAGGACGCCTTCGCCCCGTGGGCGCCGTGCGTCCTGACGCTCGAGGACGCCTTCCGCGGGCTCCCGCCGCAGGAGGGGGAGCCTTTCACGGGCGAGCTCGCGCGGCTCGCGCGACGGCTCCTCCCCGGCAAGGACGGGAACGCCGTCACCCCGGGCTACGCGTTCAACCAGCAGCGTTGCCGGTGGGACCGGGCCGCCTTCACGGTGTCGCGGCTGCGGAGCCGCCCGAGCCACTACTTCGGCGGCGGGCTCCTCCACCCGGACGAGGACCGGCACCTCACGACCCCGGAACTGAAGCGGGTGGCCTCGTTCCCGGACGCCTTCGAGCTCCTCGGGACGGCGCGGGAGCGCTGGGGCCAAGTCGGGAACTCCGTCCCGCCCTTCCTCGCGCGGGCGGTCGTCCGGGCGGTCCTCTCCGTCCTGCGGCCCTGAACCGACGGTTTTCGTCTTGACATTCGATAATCGCCCAGCAGGTCGGCGTCCACCCCGCCACGTGGGCGCGGTGGTGTGGGACCCGTGCGCGGGGAGCGGCTCGTCCCTGCTCGCCGCGGAGCGCTGCGGGCTGCGCTGGCGCGGCGCGGAGATGCAGCCCCGGTGGGCGGACCTCACCCGGCGCCGGTGGGCGGAGCAGGTGCACGGGCGCGGGTGCGCGTGGGAGGCTGCCACCCAGGCGCACACCTAGCCACGCACAGTATCGTGCGCGGCACCGTAACGGATCGTTACCCCCCTGCGCAAGCCATGCGCACGCTATGGCATAGGCTAGGCTCGATTCTGCTAGGCATGGCGCATGCTATGCTGTAGGGTGCCGTGGGAGAGCCCCGCGGCGGGAGGGATCCGATGAGCCTGCAGAGGCTGCTGCGTGCCGGCGAGGCCGTGCGGGCGCGGTGCCCGCGGGCCCCCCGCTACGTGGCGATGCGTCTGGCCCGGGCGCTCGCCCGCTGGGCCCGGAGGCGGCCATGATGACGCTCATCACGTCTGCCGGTCGCGTGGCGGCGGTCCAGGACGCCGCCATAGCCTGGGGCGGTCACTCCGACCACTCCAGGTTCCGTACTGCCGAGATGACCGCCGTCGCGGCGGCCATCTCGGCGGCGAAGGCCGTGCTCAACGCGTGGGCTCAGGAGCGGGTCGATTCGCTCCGGGCCCACGTGGCCGAGTACGGGGTCGTGCCGGGCCCAGAGTGGGCCCCAGTCCCGGGGGCCGGCATCGGCCACTGGGAGGTGCAGGAGACCTGGGGGACCACGATGGTCCGCCGGGTTACCCAGTCCGGCCAGGTGGAGGAGCCCCGCCGACTCGAGAGGACGGACGACGACGTGCGGGCCGTCGTCCGTAGGTCGTTCCTCCCGGGCGCCGTCGCCCGGGTTGTCGAGGGGCTGCAAGACTTTGCGACGCGGCCATAGGGTCACACGAAGGGAGGTCGTTGTGCACAAGCGCGGTCCACTACGGGGTCGCGGTCGGGGTCGTGGTCGAGGTAAAGGAGAGCCATCCATGGACATCAACGAACTCACCATCCGGGAGGCGCGGGAGATCGCCGCGCTCGTCAACCCGGACGTCGTGGCGCCGTTCCGGGTCGGGGCGGCGTACCTTATCCGGACGGTGACGATGACATGGACGGGCCGCGTCCACGCCATTGTCGGCCAGTTCCTCGTCCTCAACGAGGCGGCTTGGGTCGCGGACACGGGGCGGTACCACCTGGCCACATGCACCGAGAACCTCAGCGAGGTGGAGCCCGCGGGCGACGGCGTGATCGTCGGGCTCGGGGCCATCGTGGACGGGCGACCGTGGACGAGCGCCCTCCCGAAGGACGTGAAGTAGGGAGGTGGGGCATGAAGGCCTCCATACTCCGTGCCGGCTACGAGGTGTCGGTGTCGTGGTCCAGGCCACGGTCGTGGTCGTGGTCGTGGTCCGGGCCACGGTCGTGGTCGCGGTCGTGGTCGTTGTCGGAGTCGTCGATGTTGAGGTCGGTGTCCGAGTCGATGTCGCGGTCGGAGTCGTGGTCGAGGTGCTGAAAGGAGAGCCATGGACATGGCACACCACAAGTGTGACCTCCAGTCGGAAGAGGAGCAGCTATGAGCATCTACAGGACGAATCCTGCTCTCCCACCCCGGGCCCCGAGCCCAGAGGTGGCTGTCGCCAGGATGGCGGCGGAGTGGGGAGCGCGCCGTCTCCTCCGAGTACGCTTCGGGGGACGGCCCGAGCCGGAGGTTCTCCGGCTCGCCGGACGCCTGGTCCTCGACCAGGCGAGCGTCATCGAGGGGGCGGCGGCCCTCCGCGAGGAGATCGAGGGGCTCCTCACCACAGGGGGGCTAGCGCACGCCCCGCTCGGGTCCTGCCGCCGGCAGGCCAAGGACAAGGGGGGCCGCCTCGGCCAAGCCATCCAAGCCCGTGCGGCTTGGATGGTCAGGACGTGGTGCTTCTATGGCCCCGGGGACTTCGACTGGGGCCCGGAGGAGGCCTTGGGCTGCGCGTGGCCCAAGACTCAATGGGCCATCGCCGCATGGCCCGAGGAGGTCTGCGTACACATCAGGGCGGCCCTCGAGGAGTGGGTGATCGAGCCCCTCCCCGTCGTGGCCGCCCCGGGAGACCAGGCTCCTCCGGCCTGGGTCATCCACCGGACGTCAGAGGAGGTGGGGCAACCATGAGCATGGAGTGGGGAACACGCCGGAAATTGGACCTCGCCGAGCGCGAGGTCCGGTGGCTGGCCTGGCCTACCGAGCCAGGCCAGACTCCCCAGGTCTACGGACCCGGGGTGACGGCGGATGAGGTCGCGTGCCGACACGCGACCTTCCTCCGGTCGGGGTGGACCCGCACGGGGAGCGGGTCCTACCACCAGGTGCGGCTCGCGCCGGAGACCCTCCCGGCGGAGCCGTGGCCGACGGTCTACCCCCGGGTGCGCCCGGGGGTGGACCCCTGGATCGGCCGTAGTCTCGAACAGGGGGCTTAGGCCCCCGGAAAGGCATGTGGCGATGCGTGTGGCCAGGGCGCTCGCGCGCTGGGCCCGGAGGGCCGCGCGGTGATCGAGTGGACGGGGAAGAGCTGGAACCCGTGGGTCGGCTGCGAGGCCGTGTCCGCGGGCTGCGCGCACTGCTACGCGGCGCGCATGGCCACCCGCCTCCAGAGCGTCCACCCGCACTACGCGGGGGTGGCGGCCCGGGGGCGCTGGACCGGGCGCCTCGCCCTTGCCCCGGAGCGGACGATGCTGGCCCCGCTCGCCTGGGCGCCGACCCGCATTTTCCCCTGCTCCATGTCCGATTTCTACCACCCCGCGGCCGACCCCTGGCGGCCGGCCGCCTACCGCGTGATCGAGGCGAGGACCGACCACACGTGGCAGGTCCTCACGAAGCGGCCCGAGCGCATCGGGCCGGACCTCCCCGCGCACGTGTGGGCGGGGACCTCGGTGGAGGACGAGCGGGCCCTCGGCCGCGTGGCGCAGCTCCGGGAGCACGCCGCGCACGTGACCGTGCGCTGGCTCTCGGTCGAGCCGCTCCTCGGGCCGCTGCCCGGGCTCGCGGCCGCGCTCGACGCGCCGGGAGCGCCGATCGACTGGGTCGTGGTCGGCGGGGAGAGCGGTCCCCGCTGCCGGCCGTGCGAGGCGGCGTGGCTCAGGGAGATCCGCGACGTGTGCCAGGAGCGGGGCGTGGCCCTGTTCCTGAAACAGATCGGGGGCCATCCGAATAAGGCCGAGGGGGCGCTGGCCGTGCTGGACGGCCGGCGCTGGACGCAGTACCCGGAGGACGAGCGATGAGGCAGGCGAGGAAGATCTGTGAGTGCGGGACGATCACCGGCGTCCGGTGCGAGGCCCCCGAGGGGGGAGCGAGGGTCCTCGTGGAGTGGATGCCCGAGGCGCTCCGGGAGTCGCACCGGGCGGGCGGGAACGCCGGATGCTGGCCCCACAACGGGGCGGAGAGGCTCCGTGTCCACCCGGCCTGCGCCGAGTGGATCCTCCGGGACTCGTGGGCGAGCCTCGCGGAGGAGTCATGACCCCGCCGGCGGCAGGGAGCCTCGCGGAGCGCCTCCGTGGGGCGCGGGCGGTCCGCGGCCTCACGCAGGCGGGAGCCGCGGCCCAGGTCGGGGTGGACGTCACCACCTGGGCCCGGTGGGAGGCGGGGCGGCCGCCGCGGGGCCTCTACCGCGTGGCGGTCGAAAACTGGCTCGGGGGCGCGCCGTGACGACGTTCGGGTGCCGGAGGGGCGGTCCCCCGGCACCCGGGAGCCTGGCCCAGCGGGTGTGGTCCACGCGGGTCTCGCGTGGCCTGACGCAGCACGAGGCCGCGGCCCAGGTCGGCGTCCACTGGGCGACGTGGGCCCGGTGGGAGCTGGGGACGGAGCCCCGGGCGAGGCTCGTGGCGGAGGCTCTCGCCCGGTGGCTCGGGGGGGCTCGCGGGCCTCAGCCCGCAAGACCCGCGAGCCCCTTCCCCCCGCAGAATAAATCCCAGAATCCCCTTGACTCCTAGGTCCCAGGATGTATTCTCTCTCCCCGGGCATGGAGGCCAGCGATGAGCGCAGCGGCGAAGTCGGACCGCAGGCCCGCGATCAAGATCCCGCGCGACCTGCACAAACTCCTCAAGGTGAGGGCGGTGAGGGAGGAGGTCCAGCTCCGGGACCTCGTCGAGCGGCTGCTGCGCCAAGCGGTGCGCTCGTGAGCGCGCCGAGGCGGGGCGGGAGCCGCGCCGACGGGCCGCTCCTCTCCGACAAGGAGGGGGCCCGCGTCCGCGCCGGGGCGACGTTCGCCGCCGCCGTGATGGCGCTGTCGTTCCTCGGCGTCGGCCTCGGCGTCGGCCTCGCAGCGCTCCTCAAGGCGTGCGGGGTGGTGCGATGAGCGCGCCGATCGACTGCGCGATGGCCCGGATGCCGCTCGAGAGGCTCCGGGAGCGCGCCGAGGAGCCCTGCGGCCTCGCGCTCCCGCCCTCCCCGGAGTTCGACTGCATGTGCCTGCCCTGCCGGGCGCGGCGCGAGCTGGCGGCGCGGGAGACGAGGCGCCCGTGACCTACCGCGTGCTGTGCCACACGGACGACCCGCAGTGGCGCGACCTCCACCAGGGCCGCGTCGGCTCCTCCGACGCCGCGGCGCTCCTCGGCGTCTCACCCTGGTGCTCGAGACTGGAGCTGTACGCGCGGCTCCTCGGTGTGGTCGAGCGGCCTGACCTCGGCGACGTCGAGCACGTCGAGATCGGCCTCGCGCTCGAGGAGCCGCTCGGACGCCTCCTCGCGGAGCGCCTCGGGAAGCCGCTCGAGCCATGGGGCCTGCTCCTCCAGAGCGTGGCCTACCCCTGGGCGGTGTGCACGCCGGACTGGCGCACGCCAGCCGGGGAGCCCGTCGAGCTCAAGACGGTCGGGACGGCCGCGCTCCGGCGCTGGACGGCCGGCGAGGTGCCGCCGCACTACATGGCCCAGGTCCAGCATCAGATGCTGGTGACCGGGGCGGAGCGCGCGATCGTCGGCGTCCTCACCGCGTCGCCCGCGTTCCGGCTCCTCTGGGCGCGCGTCCCGGGGAACCTCGACATGGTCGCCCGCATCGTCGAGGCCGGGGAGGACATGCAGCGCCGGCTCCGGGAGCAGGACCCGCCGCCGCCCGACGACTCCGAGAGCGCCTCGCACGCGCTCACCGCGCTCTACCCGACGACCGAGGGGGAGGAGTACGTCGCGCTCCCGCCCGAGGCCGAGGCGTGGGACGCGGATCTCCAGCAGGTCCGAGTTCGCATCAGGGCCGACGAGGCACGCAAGCGCGAACTCGACGGCCTCCTGAAGCACGCGATCGCGGACGCCGCGGGGGGGGTGCTCCCGAGCGGCGCGAGCTACCGGGCGAGCCGGTACGTGGTGCCGGCGGCGGTGATCGAGAGGGAGGAGTACCGGGTGTTCCGGCTCACGAGGAGGGAAGCACGATGACGGCACCGGCGACGACGTCCCACGGAGAGATCGTCCCGCAGTCCCAGGCGCTCGCGCGCATCCAGGGGACGCTGACGCACGAGAGTGTGCTCGCGCGCATCTCGGAGGCGGCCGTCCGCGGCCTCGACGCGCGCCACGTGGCGAGCGTCGCGCTCAACGTCATCCGCGTGAGCGAGGGGCTCCAGCGGTGCGACCCACTGTCGATCGCGGGCGCGCTCTGCCAGGCGGCGGCCGTCGGGCTGCTCCCGGGCAACGGC